CATGCGCGGGCGCGCGGCAGGCGCCAAGGGGCGTGCACGATGACCGCGGAGCACCTGGAGGCCGCCGTACGGGCCGCCATCACTTCGACCGCGGCCGTGTTTGAGGCGCGCTTGCTCGAGCTGCAGCGCGCCGCGGCCGTGCACCTGGAAGAGGCGACTCGGCTACGGCTGGAGCTCGCGCACGCCCAGGACCTCCGCGCCAAGGAGCGTAGGGAGCACGACCGCCGGGCCGACTTGGACCTCCTGGAGCGGGACGTGCGCGACGCGTTGCTTATGCCGCGCTCCCGGGACCTGAGGGAGCGGCTGGCCGAGGCCATGGCCGGGCGGGACGAGGAATGACCGCCCTCCATTTGGACCTGGACCCGGGCCGCAAGGGGTTCGGGTGGGCGGCGCGCCTAGACCAGACCGTGATCGCGGCCTCGGTCGTGCCTCCGCCGCCCCCGCCGCGCGACTTCGACCGCGCCTCCACCGTTGCTGTGGCGGATCACGCGGAGCTCGCGATCCGGTGCGCGCTGGCCGTGCGGGCCGGGGTCCTGCTGCCCGCGGCCAGCGTGGGCGTGGAGTACATGGTCCACTACCCGCCCAAGCCCGCGCCGCGCGGCGTAAAGCGGCGCCAGCCGGACGAGAAAGCTCGGACCGCCATCGCGAATGACCTCCTGGAGCTCCAGGCGATCGGGGCGCTGGTGGCCCGTGCGTTCGTGGCTTGCCCGGCCTCGATCATCTACCGCACGGCCGCGCAGTGGAAAGGCAGCACGGACACGGACGCGATCGAGCGTCGCCTGAACGAGTGGTGTGGGTGGCTGCCCGTGGAGCTGGCGGTTTGGGCGGGGGTCCAGCGCCTGGCAAAGGACCTCCGCCACAACGCGGCGGACGCGACCGCGATGGCCCTGGTGCGCGCCGGGCGGTTCCGGCTATAAGGTCGCGAGCGGCGTTTCGCCAACGGTCAGGTCCGAGTAGCGACCGCCGTACAGCTTCACGGCCTGGCGCAGCGCGGATTCGTTGTCCGGGGCGCGCACCAGCCCCACGTGCCGCACGTGTTTTCGCAGCGCCCTCGAGTAGCCGGACACCCGCCACAGGCAGTCCCGGTCCGGGGGCGGGCACTTGATGGTGGTCACCCCGCCACCCCTTGGCTTTCCTGGGGCCCTTGAGGGGGGACCTCGGTCACGGCCGAGGGCGAGGGCGGCGGGGTTGAGCCCGGGGTGCTCCGGACCGACTTACGGGCCCGTTTGGGCATCGTCTCGCTGGCTTGGACCACGGACATGCCCTCGCCCTGGTCCACGGCCGCCAGCGCGGACAGGGCCGTGAAAAACCGCATTTTCTGAGCGCGAGCGCCCTCCCGCCCGCCCATGGAGGACAGTCTCCGCGCGAGCGCGCGCATAGGGTCGTCCTCCCGGTCCTTGTCCCAGTTCATGTCCTCGAGGCGCCGCGCCGCCCCCTCCAGATTCTGGAACCCGGAGAGCTCTGCGAACACGAATGCCGCGTGCACGCCGGCCGTGTAGGACTTGGCCAGGCCGGCGTAGCGCTCCAGCACGGCCTGGTGCTCGCGCGCGAACGCGACGATCGCGGTGTTGCTGGGTTTGGTGTTCCCAAGGCCGTGGTCCAGCACGATGCGCGCGGCGCTGGTCAGGCGCGATACCGGGGTGTCGCTCTCCAGCGCCGCGCCGGCGATCTGCGCGGCCGTGCGTGTGCGCCCCTGGTCCAGCACCTCACCCACGCCTACGGGGGCGTCTCGCGTCACCCACAGGGTCTGGGACAGGCCCGACGACACGATCGCGGAGAGCGTGTGCTGCCCGTTCTCCAGCTCCCCGTCCGTGGCGAACACGAGGCCGTGCGGGGACGTTCGCCAGCGCCCCTCTTTCATTTCCGTGGCGTAACGCCGGACCAGGTCGCGCGAGATCGGGCGCGGGTTGCGGCTGTTGTGCTCGCGGAGGATTGCGGCGGCCGTGGAGGGCGTGATGTTCTCGGTCGTGGCGTACATGGTGTGTCTTCCTTTTTGTTTGCGGATTTCTTGACTCCTGTTGCAGTCCTTGTGCCGGCCGTTTGCGCGGGAGGAAAATCCTTGTGATAACCAAAAGTCACCAGTGCTTCGGGCTACGCATAGCCAGTGCTTTTCCAACACACTGCGCCAAAGTTGGTTGTCTCACTGGATAGAGTAGATGCCAGTTGGAGGCACCACCAAAGGGCCTTGCGTGCGGCGGGGAAGTCAGCGACTCTGAGCGCATGGGCGATAAGCCGCAGCACGCCTCAGACCCATGCTACTTATGCCGGGCGCCGGCTCCACCGGAGGGGTGGCAGGCCGCCTGCCTGACCGGGGTCGGACTGACGCGCCCGCCCGCGGTGTGCTCCTGTTGCAGCGAGAGGGTCCGCCAGAACGTGGGCAAGATCCCGCGCGCGGACCGCAAGGAGCTGGAGGACAGGATGAGGGCCCGCGGCGTGCCCCCCGACCTACAGGTGCGCGCCGTGCTGGTCGCATGCTGGCACGGCGCGGTCGGGGTCTAGCGGACCCAGGCGCGCTCCGCCGGGGCGAGCTCCCAGCCCTCGCCCCCGTTGCCCATAAGCCAGCGATCGCTGGACTGGGTGCCGTGGTGGCGCAACCCCAGCGCGTGCCCGATCTCGTGTGTGACCGTCTGGTCATTGCAGTCCCAGATCGTGATCTGCGCGCTTTTCATCGTCTGCGCGAAGTGCACCCACTCCGTGTGGCCCAGCGCGCGCGGGTTTTGCTCGTCCAAGGCGCACGTCAAGCTGATCGTGCCGTCGTGCATCTCTCGGGCTTCCGGGCCGCCGTAGGTCGGCACGAGATAGGGCGCGAACTCTACCCAGTAGTCCAGGGAGTAGTCGATGCTTTCGAAGCACAGCGCGCACGACTCCGAATCGATCAGGAGAGGCACCGGTCTCTGGAAAGGCCGCCAATGCGAGGAGGCGTCGAACGGTCCGGCCTTGCACGCCGTGACGGCCAGCAGGCACAAACAGGCGAGTGCGAGGTGCGCGAATTTCATGGTCGGGCCTCGTTCACCAGGTCCAGGATGCCCCGGCCCGGGTCGGTTTTCTCGTCGGAGATCTCGTAGTGCCCGAGCACGCCGCGGAACTCCGCCAGCTCGCGCGCCGTAGCCGTGTCCCCGCCCGCTCGAGCGCGGAATGGGAGCCCCCAGGCCGCGCACACCGCGCGGGTCAGCGCGAGCGCAGAGCGGGTCTGGGGCGCCGTGAAGCTCGCGTGCCGGACGCGCTGGCCGCGGATTGAACACTCCGCAAGCGTGCGCCCGTCGGCCGCGTCCTTGGCGGTCAGCACCGCACCGGCCGGGTTCACGATCTCGACCCCAATGCTCCAGCTGTTCGCGGGGCCGGCATGGCTGCAGCGGCGGTCACAGTCCGCGAACTGCCAGACAGTGCCGTCTGCCTCCACCACGAAGTGCACGGACAAGCCGCGCTCCCGTAACGTCTCGAACACGCCCGCGGCGCCGCGCCGGCCACCGGTCCAGTGCAGCACCACCGCGCGCGTCTCGGCGCGGCGGCCAAGGGCCTGGAACTTGAAGTCCCGCGTCGCGCGCACCGGCGCCACGCACTCGACCTCGACCCCTCTGGACAGGATGTAGCTCACGGCCGCTCGCGCGCCTCCACGTACGAGGCCGCGCGCTCCACGCGCAACGCCCAGCCGGCCACCCCGCCCAAAACGCCGGTCACCGCGATCAGCGCCGCCGCGACCCCGCGCACCCAGGCGCGGTCGGCCTGGAGCGTGTGCACGCCGGCCTGGAGCCGGTCGATCCGCTCGTGCACACGCAAGAGATCGTCTTTGATCTCCTGGCGCATCTCCTTGATCTCCTCGTGGAGGTTCACTTGCTCGTGCCCCACTTGGCGGCCTCCGGCATGACGTGCCCCAAGCCCAGGGACAGGGCCAAGGCCTCCAAGATGTGGGCGGACAGCCACTCCTTGACCTCCGGCGGCAAGTACCCGTGCTGGACGCCGGCGCCTACAACCATGTAGAGGAACAAGATCGCCAGCTTTTGGGAGATCGGGTGGGCGAGAAATGCTAGGTACTGCATGCGTCGACAGTGCCAAACCTGGGCTCCTGGCGCCAGATTTCGGGGAGTACGGCTTTGCCTTGCCCTCGTGCGGGCACTAGTTTTTGACCACTCTCGGGCATTTCCGCCGCCCCGGGCGGGGTGTACTCAAGTGGGGCAGGCACAAAAGCCGCGCACCAAAGAAAAGAGGTCCCTAAATGCTCAAATACATCATTCTCGTGATTCTGCTCCTACCCGCCACGCCCGCTTTTGCTCAGGAAATCGTGTGGGAGGACGTGACGGGCACCTTGGCCTGTGGTTACCCGCCTCCCGGGTATGTGGTTTTTGACGGCTCAGACAACTGGAGCGCCTGCTATCGCGCCAATTACGCTGCAGCTGGCGTCACTGCGCAGCAGGCATGGGAGGACGCCTGCAACGTATTCGCGGCGTACTTTGTGCCGAACCAGCTCACGCACTGGGCGTGCATCATCGGCGACGGCTGGGGACGCCTATCCTGTAACCCGACCGTGTTTTCGCCGGGCGCAGAAAACTAGGTCTTTAGGACGTAGCAGTCGGTCGACTCGTCGCCCATGGTGTTCCCGAACCCGCCGCCGGCCACCGTGGCTTCCAGGTTTGCCCAAGTCAACGCGCGAGCCGCCGTCTTCAGTCCGGTCGCCGTGTCAAGCGCACGCGCGGTCGTCATGCCCCCGAAGGTGAAATCGCTGGCGGCGCTGCGCGTTACGGAGATCGCGGAAGCGGCCTGGTTAGTCGTGACGCGCGACCCGCGATCGGTCGCGGCGATCACAACCGAGGCCGCGTTGCCCGAGCCCCAGATCCCGCCATTGATACGGGCAGACGCCAGACCGGTCAGCGTAAACATCGCTCCGGATGGGAGCTTGCGGAAGCCTACGCCCGACTCAATGAAAAGGCGGCCGCCTTGAGCCATCGTTCCGTACCCGGCCCCGCTAAAAACAATGTTGTTTCGGAGCGTTACACCGCTAGGGGTCGTTGACCCGGAGCTCCACACCGCGCGCGACAAGCCGCTATTGCAAAAAACGCGCGTGTAGTTGTCATTGCCATCGTGACCGGTCCCGGACAGGTACAGACACCCATTGCGGTAGATGTTCCCGCCCGAGCAACGGAGCGTATGGCCGGCTCCGCCGATGATGCAGCGGTTGATAAAGACGTTGGCGCCTTGACTGAATATGCGCGTGAACCCGCCATCAAGCTTGAGGTCGGAAAAGTTGGCCTGACTTCCACTGACCAGTACGGTTGCTTGCGCGAGCGTAGTCCCGGGCGTGTAGCTCGTGATCGTGCGGCCATTGGCCGTATTCGACGTCCCGGCCGTGGTGATGCCAAGGTTCGTTACAAAGTCCGAAAACCAAGGACACACAATCGAATCGCTCGCGCCACCGCTCAGACCGCCTCCCTGCTCATCCACCCACGTCCCGAGCCCCGTATTGTCTAAGACCAGCCTGTTCGTTTGGGCGGCGCTCGTCCAACCGGTGTCGCCATGGAAGGACGCGTCGGTGTTCGCGGCCGCGGAGTGGTTCACGACACTCGAGATCGTCGTGGTCGTCTGGGCGGTCAGGGTGCCGCGGTAGTGAATGATCGCGGTGTTATTAGGCTCCGTAACGATGTTCCAGATCAACGGGTCCAGCGTCCCCGTTGCGAAGATGGTCTGCAGAGCCAGCTTCGGACGGTAGGTCAGCCCTAGCCGGCGCACCAGCTCCGCATTCGTCTTGATCGGCGCGCCCGAGGTCGCGTCGTTCTCGTCGCTGCCCGTGCTGGCGTTGATGTAGACCTGGTCCTGGTACGCCCAACTCGGGTGCGGCGTATTCAATCGCTCCCAGCGCCAATTACCGCCGGAGGCGTGCGCGATCACCTCGGCCCCATCGACCGCGCGCGGGCTGACGCGGTTGCTCGCCACGAACGAGTCCCGGAACGTGAGCACGAAAATGCGCGTGCCCTCCGGCGCCCCCACAGCGGCCAACTGGGCGGCGTTCGTCGCGGTCAGGTCAGCGAAGCCGATCTTCGCCGCCACGGTCAGCGCCAGCGCGGTCAGCGTCGCGTACAACGTCACAAGCGCGTCATTGACCGTGGACCCCAGCCCCGCGATCGCGTGCGTCACCAGCGCCGCCGTATAGTCGGCGAGCGCGGCAGTCACTGCGCCGGCGCGGCCAAAGACGCTCGTCACGACGTTGGCCTGCGCGCCGGCCTCGATGCCGGCCAGCTTCGTGACCTGGGCCGGCGACATGAAGCCCGCCGCCGCGCCGGCCAGCGCGTGCAAGGTCCCGCCGGGCTGGTTGCCGTGCTCGTGTACGTGGTTGCCGGCGCTGGCCTCCGTGGCGTCGCCCGCGGAGGCCACTCCTAGCGGTTGCGGGAGCGCGGCAGACAGCGGCGGCTGTGGGCCGGCCGGACCCTGGCCGGTCGCGATCGTGAGCGCGATCGAGGGGGTGGGCTGAATCTCCAGCTCAATGTCGCTCATCGCGTGACCTCGCGCAGCACGCGCACCACGCCATACGCCAGAGGCGTGTCGCGCCCCAGCGCGTCCTCCAGCTCAAGGTCCCAGACGTACCGGGATGCGGTTTCGTCCGGTGTTTCCCCACACGTGAGCGCCGCGGTTTGTGCCTTCGTTAGGGTCACCTCGAACGCTCCGTTGACCGCGTCCGTTACGACAATAGTGAACGTCAGCACCAAGGTCGCGTCCAGCCCACGCTTGCGCATTTGCGCGCGCAGCACGCTCCCAGTCAGGTCCACATCGATCGTGGCCGTGAACCGGAAGTCCGCCCCCTGCCGGACCTTGAGGTCGAGGGGCGCGCCGTAGTCTCCGATCTCGGTATTCACGCGGTGTACCTCGACACGATCCACCACTTGGTGGCGCCGTCCGACTTCAGGATCACCACGGACCCGACCGTGGTCAGGTTCGCGACCGCGCTCCCCAGGGAGTCGCCGGCTTGCACCGCAACGGACGTGGTCTGGGCTACGGTCTGGAGGAATCCAACGCACGACCCCGGGCAGGTCGAGGCCTTGGGCAGCGTGCCTGTGGTCGCGCCCGTCCCGAGCCGCACCAGTTCCCCGGCGGCGGCAGTGTACGGCGCGGTTTTCGCGGCCGTGAACTTGCTGGCGCCCGTGCGCAGGATCGTGCGGTCCCCGGGTAGGTCGTCCGCCCAGTCCGCGCCCTCGAAGTCCGAAAACGTGCGGTTCAGGGTCTCCACATTGGAGGCCTTGAAGCGCCGCCCGAAAATGCCGTCCAGCAGCGCCACGGCTACGCCAGCCGACCGATCGACAAGAGGCGAGAGGCGGCCCCCGTCGCGGGCGTGATCAGGTCCGCAACGGCCGCTTTGACCGCGATTTTCTGCGCCGCCGCCAGCTGGAGAACAGCACTGCAGACCACATCCACGCTGATTGCAACCTCATCCACAAACCGGCGTGGTGCGGCGGCAGCAACCTCCACCGCATCCGCGTAAATTCCGACGGCAACGTAGGCCCCGTCCGCGGTGCCCGCGCCATCGTCCGCGATGTTTCGGGTCATGGAACAGTGGAGCGATACCAAGTAGAGCCCGGCCGTAACGATCGTGACTTCGTCCGAGCCCAAGGTCAGTTCGTTGGCTGCGATCTGGGTCAGCGTGAACTTGGCCCCGCTGGCGGGGGACCCAGACACAGCGTAACGACCAAAGGCGTTCGCAGCCACGAGGGCGTCGATCCGGTTTTTGTTGTTCCGGGTGCGGTTCGACAGAGGTTGAATGGCCTGGATCACGCTGGCCGCGGTCAGGGCGTCCCCGTCCGTGGGGGCCACGACCGGGGAGGTGAAAGCATCCACATCAACGATATTGGCCGACATTATCTACTCCACCGCCATGCGCACAGCTGGCGCGCTGCCCCAGGTAAGACCGGGCCCGCCCCAGACGTTGCTGGTCGGGTACCCCCACAAAAGCACGTCCGGGGTCAACAGGACAATTTCCCCGAAACAGTGCCCCGCGATCCACTCGCGCGGCACCAGGCGCAGGTCCACTACCTCGGACACGGTCAGGTCAGACCCCCACACTTTGCCGTCTCCCCAGGTTCGTCCGACGTCCCCCCAGTATACGGCGGCCGGGGACGGCACCGCCGGCCAGCTGTAGAACAGCGTCCAGTGCGCCCACTTCTCCGCGGCCAGCGTCCAGGCATCGTCCCGGGTCACGTCCCCGTTCAGAGCCAGCCGGAAGCGGCGCCCGCTCGGGTAGATCAGGTCGATCTGGAAGTTGTCCGGGGCGTAGTGGGCGTGCAGCTGGGCCAGCAGCGCGTAAGGCCCGCCGCGCGTGCGGTGGTCGTCCAGCCAGCGCCGTTGGCGCGCGGCGTAGGTCGCATCCGACTCCCCGCGCCCGCGCCGGATGCGGCGCTCCCGGCCGGTCACGGCCAAGGCATCCGGCGGCCCGAGGCCGGGGAACCGAGCCTTGACCCCGTCCACCAGGGCGTCCCCGAACGCGTCCATGTGCACGCCGAACGTGTACATGATCTTCCCGCCCAGGCCGCGCTTGAGCCAGACGGCGGCCGAACGCAAGAGCGTGTCCCGGAAGGTCGGCGCTGGCGCGGTCGAGTTCGCCTGGCTGCCGGGCAAAGAGGCCTGGGCCGGCGCGGACCCCACGTCCCAATAGACTTCAGGCATGGATCACCACCAGGTTGCCGCCCCTATCCACCACGTTCGCGCGCAGCCGCACCCGGTTCTGGTAGGGGAACCCACCGGCCCGGACCAGCGTGAACACGTTATCGATCTTGCTCGAACCGGAGAAATTCCCAATGAAGGCCAGGGTCTCACCATCGTAGGCCAGTTCATAACTCTTGGGCGTGCGGCCAAACCCAACCCACAGGTCTTGCAAAGCAAACCCCGTATCGTCAGACAGCAGGAACACGACCGGGGCCACGTTCGAGATCACAGTGGCCGCCGGCGGCGAAACGATCGTCAGGACCGGCGGGGACGAGTCCGTAACGCGAGGCGCAAATACCGCGTTGAAGTCAAACGGGTCAATGGGGGCCCACATGATCCCGGACGAGGCGCGAAAATCTGCAGAGAAGTCAGCCATCAAGACACCGAGGGTACAGTGCCGGTGGTGTTCATGTAGCAGTAGTTGCCCAAGTAGAAAAACGAAGTGGCCGAAGCCAGGTTTGCCGTGGCCGGATGCGTTCGTGGAGGCCCCTTCGCGGCAATGTTGGTGCCGATGCCTTTCGCGCGAGTGGTCGCGGTAAGCGTGTAGGACCACTGCATGAACCCGTTCACGTCCTTGCTGTTCAGGGGATCGACGCCCATGGCCCCGTTGTAAATGCCCGATGCGGCGGTCATGCCAGTAGACCACGCTTGCGACCCGGTCCCGTAGGCAATCCAGCCGGACGCGGTACCCGAAAAGGTGGAGTTGGCCGCGTACCAAACACACGGCGAAACGTCCAAGGAGTCATACGACCCGGGGGCCATCGCCTCACAGAACACCTGGATTCCGGACTGGGTGGCAGAGCCGACCGTCACGCCTTCGATCTGGAACGGGTAGACCCCGCCGACCCCCGACGTTTCCGCCACGATATGGAGGCGGAGCGTGGTCGTGGACGCCATGTTGATGCCGGTTGGTGAGGCATCCGTGCCGCCGCCGGCCAAAACCTGTTCGTCGGCCGTGGCGGAGGGCGTGACCGTTGCCGCCGGGGAGCCGTTCACGAAACCAGCGGACTCTGACATCTTGAAGCGCCAACTGCCGGCATTCATGTTGCCGGTAGCCACGTTTTGAAGCGTGATCTCGCGTCGCCCACCCGGGTCCCGCAGCCGGCACCACGCGCGGGTGTTGGCAAAACCGTTGGCCCCCGACCCGCCGTGTGTGATTTGGGTCCCGGCAGCGTTGTACGTGGTGCCGTCCGAGTCAGAGATCGAGGACCAGCCGGCGGACACAAGCACGCTGCGCCAGGCAAACAGGGCGCTGCCCGTGGTGCTGAAAATGTTGTTCTGGTTTCCAACTCGAGCCATGGCTACACCACTCCGCCGTCGGGGGGCGCGACCTGCACGATCGTCCCGGTCACGGTCCCGAGCACAGGGACCTCATCCACATCCAGCGCCGTGTCCCCGGCGGGCAGCGTCACCAACACGTGAATGGTGAGCGGGTGCGCGTAGGTCGCTCCGATCACGGTCCGGACCGCGTCCCCGTACACCTTGCCCGCGCCGTCACCAGGGATCTTGTTCCCGCCGATCGGCTGCGTGCTCATGAACGAGGCCAGCCGCAGCGCGACCGCGTCTTTGATCTGGTCCTCGGTCTGCCCGACGGTGTTGTAGAGTGTCAGGGTGTAGGTCACCGGGATCGATACCGGCACCGCGCTGGACGTGTTCGCGGTCACGGCCTGGGGCACGGCCTGGCGCTGTACGGCCTCATTGATCGCGCCCAAGTCCGTGTCCGGGTCATTCTGATCCCCAGTCACGCCGCCGGTTGCGGTGGCCACGAACAAGGTCACGAACCCGTACCCGTCCTTTTCCAGCCGCGCGCGCGTCACGCCGATCGGGCTGCCGTCCACGCGCTTCGCGTTCTTGGCGACATAGGAGTAGGCGTCCCAGGGCCCGTTCGGGGAAAGCGCGCCCAGCTTCTCCAGGCATCGCGTCCGGAGCGCCGGGTCGCGCTCCGCGTCCGCCCCGACGATGGCTGTGGCGTTCGTCACGGTCACGCCGGCAGGCCCGGACTCGATCTCGTCCACGGCGCCGGCGATCGAAGTGGACGCGGAGCCTGCCTCGACCGCCTGAACGGCAATCGTCAGGGTCTCGCCCGCATTCAACGTGAACGGCTCAGTGTTGCGATAGGACTTGTCCGTGGCGCTGTTCCGCACGGTGAGGTCGTCCGGGTCGTAGGTGTAGACGCCGCCGCCCGGGTTCGTCAGGGTCACCTCCCCGGTGGCGAACGTGGCCTGGATTTTCTCGACCCCGAACACGTACAGCGCGACCAGCGCGAGCCAGTCCCCAGAGGAGAGTTCAAGGAATCCCGACTTGGCGATCGCAGCCTGCAAGTAGGACAGCGACGACAGGAACAAGCTCACGCTGGTGACCATGGCGCGCACGACAGACCCCACCATCCAGCTCGTGGTGCTCACGCCCAGCACGCCCAGCCCGTCGTAAATGGACTGCTCAACGCGCGCACGCGTCACGGGGGTGGTGAGGTCTGCCAGGGAAATCATTGCATCGCCTCCAGGATCACCGTGCCGTTGGCGCACGCCAGCACCAGCTCAAAGTCCGCGCTGGACGGGTCGCGCAACGTGACCCGCAAAGAGATCGACAGGCTCCGGGCGCTCGAGTCCGCGACCACGCGCACCTCCGACGTGTCCACGCGATCGTCCTTCGACACCTCATTTTTGATGCGGGTGGCCAGGCCGGCCAGGTCGGCCGCCGTGGTGCCGCGGTTCTCCGCGCCAGTGATGTCCTCCCCGTAGTCCGGGTCATCCAATAGCGACCCGTGCGGCGTGGTGAGGCGCCGGATCAAAGCCTCCGCGACCGCGCGCGGAAAGGACGGGTCTACCTCGGCCAAGGTCTCGTCCAGCTCGGTCGTGCAAGAGAGGTCGCGACCGTAGCCGAACGGTGCCACGGGCTCGGGCACGATCCGCACCAGCTCCGCCAACTGAGCGCTAATCTGTTCGTCTACTACGGTCACGACCCAATCCGGACTTTCGTCGATCCGCCCACGATTGTCCCGTTTGCGACCGCCGGAGGGGTCCAGGTCACCGTGCCCACTGCTGGGGAACCGCCGATGGTCCCGGAGAACGAGGCGGGGGGTAGGGTCACCTGGACGGGGTCTCCGACGCGCGCCGCGAAAGGGCCGCCGGCTCCGCCAAGTTCCAGCAGCAACGGAACAAACCCGGCGCCGTCCTTGCCTGCGAACGCGGTCACGACCGGCTGGCTGGGGTCCCCCTCGAGGAACTGGACCAGGACCTCAGCGCTCGGGGCGAGCGTGGCGTGAGACCCAGCGACCCCCGGCCACATGCTGACCTTGAGCAGATCGGGCACGCCGGCGGCCTTTCGCACGGCCTGGAGGTCCACACGGTCCCCGACGGCCGAAACCATCCGGTAGCGGTAGGCTCCTAGGAGACGGCCGCTAATCATCTGCGATACCACTGCTCGCATGGCACGCTGCAAGGCGCCCTCCCCTGCCCCGCACCAGGCCGTGACCGTGAGGTCCTCCGGGCTGGCCGTGATCGCCAGCTCCGCGATGGTCAGCGTCTCGGGCAGGTTTTTGGCCAGGGTCTGTCCGACCGCCAAGGCCTCGGGCCGGTCCATGGCCAGAGTGGCCACGCGCCCGTCCGGGTCGTAGGCCAGCACCTCATAGTCGCGCGGGTCCGCCGCGGCGCTCGAGCGCGTGCCGGCCTGCGTGGTGCCGGAGTAGTCCACCCACCAGGAAACGCCCCCGCAGGCGTGCTCCAGCGCGACCGAGGCCGGCCCGGCCTCGCGCGCGAAATGCTTGCCCAGGCGCGCCGCGCGCGGGACGAACGAGCCCAACGTCTCGCCCACGGCCTCCGCCGCCTCCTGGGCGACCTGGGACGCCTTCACACCCAGGTCATTCTGGTAGGACTTGGCGGCTACGTCCTCGCCCCAACGCCCCGCGCCGGCCACGATCCGGGCTTTCGTGACGCCCCCGAACGTCCCAGAGTCGCTGGGGTCCACGGTCCCGGAGGCGCGCAGGCCGCCGATCACGACCTCCACGCGCCCGGACAGGGGCTGGTCGTTCTCCAGCTCCACCTCCGCGATCCAAGCCCCCTTATTCGGCACACGCAGGGAAACTTTGCGCGCTCGGGCGCCCGCGACCGTAGCAGTGGTCATCGGCCGCGAGCCAGGCGATCACGAAACGCCTGGTTCTCCCCGTTCAAGGCCTCGATCTCCTGTTCGACCGGGTCCACCGGACGCGGCTTGGTTGCCTCCGGCTTGGCCAAGGTCACTTGCGGTGCATGAAACTGGATGAACTTGACCACGATCACCCACACACCGTCCTCGACCTGGTCCGGCTGGCCGATCTCCTCCACGCCCAGGGCCACGATCCCGAGGTCCTCCAGGATCGGGTGCGCTGCGCGCAAGTACCCGCCGGCCGGCGTGACGCCACCGCGCGAGCGCGGCAGGCGCTTGATCATCTGGCTCCAGACGTGCCACGCATCCCACTGCTCCGCGGTGGTCAGCCGGAACTCTGCCACAGGGTGGGCCAGCCGGCGCTTGCGGAAGATCGAAAACCCGCCGGTCTGGCCGTAGCCCCCGCGCTCGAGCCACTCCCTCATGTCCGCCGCGTTCTTGATGGTGCACAGGCCGGGGCTGGGCTTGCCGTCCAGCTCCAAGACATCGACCGGGTTGCGGAAGGGATTGAAGGGCATCACGCACCCCGGGGCGCCAGAGGCGCGGCAATCTGAAGGGCCAGACGCTCGAACACGCGCGCCAGCCCGCGCTCCAGGTCGGCGGTCATGCCCTCCAGGTCCGGCGCGGCCGAGGTGATCGTCACGCCTCCGAGCTGGATCACGATGCTCGGCCCGGCGGCGGGCGCGGACGCAGCGGGCGCGCTGGAGGTGCCGCCCTCCGCGTCCTTGGGCGGGCGCACCGCGACCATGTTGTCCACGGCCTTTTGGGCGTCCGGCTTGCCGCGCTCCACGCCCTGGGCCACGCCCTGGGGCAGCGTCTGGCCCAGCTTCGCAAACTCCTTGCTCGGGCTCGCGATGCCCAGGGACGCCTTGAAAGACTTCATGGCCTGCGCGCCCAGGTCGCGCATGGCGTTCACGACCCAGGACGCGCCGGACTTCACGCCGCGCACGATCCCGGACACCACGTTCTTGCCCCACTCCACGGCCTGGTTGCCCAGGTCCAGCAAGACGGGGTAAAGCTCCTTGCCTAGCTGAACCAGCTGGTAGCCTACGGCCACAGCCGCCGCGAACGCCGCGGCCAACAGCAAAAACGGCGCCGCAGCCACGGCCCCCGCCACCGCAAGCGAGGCCGTGGCCGTGACCGCGCCCCAGATGAAGGGCACCGCCAAGGAGAGCGCACCTACGACCAGCGCGCCCGTTGCCGCGAACGCCGCGCCGACCGCGGCCACGGCCGCCTCACCGGCCCAAAGCGCGGCCGTGGTCATGTCCAGGTTCGCGGCGAACGAGCCGCCGAACGTCTCCCGGAACCACAGCCGCAGACGCAAGATCACGTTCTCCACACGCAGCGCAGCGATGATCATGCCCTGGAAAAACCGGCGCACGTAGAGCCCCGCACCCTCCGACCCATCGATCAGGGGCTGGAACAGGCCATCGATCATGCCGCGCAGCGCGCGCCCGGAAGCCGTGTTCAGCGTGAAAAGCTCGGTCACTTGCTTGAGCCCGCGCAAGAGGGGCTCCACGTTCAGGCCGCCGAACAGCGACGCGAACCCCTCCTTGAGCTTCTTCGTCTGGACCGTCCAGGACAGCATCTGGCGCGCCGCGATCGGCCCGAGCCGCGCGCGGATGTCGTCCGCAAGGCCATTCACGGACCCGCCAGCCAGTGAGATCGAGGCCGCGAGCCCGGCGAAGCGCGACGCCGCGGCAGACCCTTGCGTGGAGGCCTTGATCGCCACGGCCTCGAGGGCGTCCGCCAGGTTCTGGCCGCGCAGGCCCGACCTGTAGAGCTGTTCCGTGAACCCCGCGACCTGGTCACGTCCGATCGCCACGCCGGAGGCTACCCGATCGGTCGCGTCTTGCAGCTCATGAGCGCTCCCCGCGGCCGCGCTGTACCAAAACCGGAGCTTGGTCAGGCCCTCCAGGCGCAAAAGTTCGTCGCGCCGCGCGTCCGCCTGCGCCACGCCGTACGCGGCCAGGGCCAGCGCGCCCGCGACCGTGGCCGCGGTCAAGGCAACCACGGCGGCGCTGATTGCCACGACGCCGGCGGCAATGGCTCCGGACTTCAGGAGCCCGGACAGACCCCCGAGCTTGTCCAAGAGGCCCCCGAGCGGGCCCGGAGTGCTCTTGGCGGCCTCCCGGAGTCGCTCTACAAGGCTCAAAACCGGCTTTCCTTGGCCCGGGATGCGCCCGAACGTCCCGCCCAGGTTCACGTAGGCCGCTTGCGCGTCCGCGATCGACTGCTTTTGCGCCGCGATCTTGGTCCGGAGCTCCTGGGCGGCCTGGATGTTCACGACTTTGGCCGAATTCAGGGTCTTGAACGCCGCTTCCATGCCGCGCAAGGCCTTGGTGTCGGCCTCGATCTGCGAGCGCAGGCCGCGCAAGGCCTCGGACGCGCCCTCAGCGCTACCGCTGACCCCGTCCTGTAGCTCGACCTTATAAACCGCGGTATTATCAGCCACTTGGAGAGGCCCTCAGACGGCGTAGGCCGTCCGCAAACAATAGCGCCCCGGCGAACGCCTGGGCAAATTCGCGGTCGGACAGCTCCCTGGCCGTGGCCCCGAACAAGGCTAGGAGGCACTCGGCCGCGGGCCAATCGTCCTCCAGTGCCTCCCTTCGGAGCGCTAGGATTTTCCCGAGGTGGCCTTGGCGCGCACGCCCGCCAGCTCGCTAGCCTTGGAGGCGAGCGGGGCCAGGATGCCCGGGAAGTCCTCGGCCAGTTGCTCGAACACGTCGCGCGACGGGTGCACCAGGCAGGTAAGCACCAGCTCCTCGCACACCGCCACCGTGAGCTGGGGCGCGTCCGCGAACCGCCGGAACAGCAGATGGTTCGGGCGCTTGATGATCACCACGCCGCGCGGCGTCTTGTAGGTCTCGATCTGGTCCCCGACGCGCCCGTAGGTGCGCTCCGCGGCGTCCACGGCCTCCGCGTCCGCGAGCTCCATCCTGGCCTTGGCCAGCGCGGCCTCCGGGTCCTCGTGCCGTTGCTGGCGTGCTTCGGCCAGCTCTGCGAGGCGCGCGCGCACCTCGGCCAGGGTCTTGGGTTCTGACATGGCGGTGTCCTTCTGTTGGGCGGTTTTGGCGGCGCGACGTCAGGCCTACGGCAGGCCCTGGGTCGAGTCGAACAGCGTCTTGCCGTTGCGCATGATCCACATGCAGTCCAACGTCAGTTCGTCCTGGAGCGGGTCCGCGGACTCCTCGTGGCCGGACGCGTCCTCCGCGATCTTGCAGCCGCGAATGCGCACGTTCATGGGGATGTCCCCCAGTTCGATGAACTGCAGATTCAGGTCGAACTCTGGGATCCCGATCGACTTGCCGTCCGGGGCCGCGATCGCGTACTGGCGCCGGATGGCCTCGATCGTGGACTTCGGGCCCTTGAGCTTGACGGGGTCCGTGGTGTACTTGCCCGCGGAGCGCCCGCGCGGCGCGTGCGCGCGGCCCATGCCCGGCAGCTTCACGCGCTCGATCTTGTCCCCGTACGCGATCGAGGTCAGGCCGTGGTAGCGGACGCCGCCCAGCTTCGCGATCGTGGACGACCACGAGTGCATGGCGCCATTGATACGTACTTGATCGGACACGGTGCCCTCCTACTAGGCGGCCTGGACCTGGAGCGCGGGGTTGAAATACCCGAGGTCGAAGTTGATGAATTCGACGTACGCCAGGGGCACGATTCGCCCTTGGCCGGTCAGAGTGCGCGTGGACAGCAGGTTGTCCGTGCGGGAGATTGAGACGAACTTGCCCCCCTCGAACCCGCCGCCGGAGGCCTTCGGGACCGCCATGAGCACGGACCGAAGCGCGCCGTCGGCACCGTCCTCGATATCGAGGGCTTCCTGCTCCAGAATGAACCCGGACTTGGAGTCCACCAAGACCGGCTTGTTGAGCCGGCCCATGAAGTAGACACGAAGCGTCTCACGCGCCAGGTTCATGACGCGGATGTGGGGCACCAGGAAGAAGTCCGAGCCGGGCGCCGAGAACAGGCGGGGCCGGTTGACGTACACGCCGCCGTAGCCGTCGTGCGTGCGGAGGACCGTGAACCGGTCATCATCCAGGCCCGGGTTCAGGCTCTCATCGTGCTCGTCCGCGTTGCCGTTCGCGTCACGGACCGATACACCAGGCAGCGCGCCCAGCGTCACGTCCGCCGTATCGATCTCGTCCGAAACCGCGCCCTCGCGGGCTGCGATCGGCCAGCTCGCGGGCCGGCGGTACTTGCGGCCCGGGTTCGGCCCCGAGCTGGTCAGCTTGCACGCGCCCGCGCACAGGTCCCCGAACACCGTGGTCTTGGACGAGAAAATGCCCTGGAGGACCGTGCGGTAGGCAGACTCGGACTCACCCACGTTGGGCATACGCGCGTTGCCGATCCAATACTTCGGCTTGGTCGCGGACGAAAGGGCCTGCATTTTGAGCTCGATCGCGTCGAACGCGGTCGCGTCGATCGGTCCGACGATATGCACCTCGCGCCAGTTGCTCGTGGTGCCGACCAGCGCGGCCAGCGCGTCCGCGAGCTCCGTGGCGTTCCAGTTCGGCGCCGTGGTGCGGCACGAAACGCGGTCGCCAGCGATGAGCGTGCCGGCGGCAAAGTCGATGTTCAGGCCGCCGGTGCCGGGGAACACGAACGTGTTCGCCGTCCCGAGCGCCGTGATCGGGGACAGCACGCGGCCGCCGTCCAGGCTCCACTGGAACATGATGCCGGCCGTGCCGACGGTGCCGCCCGTGGTCACGATGAAATAGGGCTCGTAGTCATCGTTCGGCGCGGTCGTGTCGAGCGTGACCACGCTGGTGCCCGTCACGGACGTGACCAGCGTGCCGGGCAGGCCGACCACCGAGTTTCCGGTGCGCACCAGCAGGATCGGCCGCTTGTAGGTCTCGATGTACGCGCACGCGTACTCCACCAGCGGGCCGGCTCCGAACGTCGCGATCACGTCCTTGGTGCGGGCGAACGCGGCCGGCGTGTTCAGCGGGCCGGAAGTGGCCGTGCCCACGGCCGTGTGGATCTTGTCGCCGGGGGGCAGGGTGCCCAGCGCCCCGTCGATCATCTGGATATTGACGGCCGGTTGGCTCATGGCTGGATGCTCCTATGTGGGGCTTTCACGGGCAAGAATGTGGCTAGCTGCCCGAGGCCTCGAACGTGTCCGTAGTTTCCTCGTCCTCGCTGTAGCCCGAGGCGATCTCCGCTTTCAGCTTCTGGCCCTGGCTCGCGTCCGGCTGGCAGGAGTCAGGGAGCAACGCCTGGACCGAGCACAAGACGCGCAGCGCCGCGCCGTAGCGCCGGTCCTTCAAGTCCGTGACCCAAGATACGTCACGCACGACCAGCGTGTCTGTTGCTGCAAGGTATGCAGCTCGATACCAGGCGTCGAACAAGAACCGGCACGCCTCATACTGCGCCAGCTCGTCCTCCGGGGACTCTTTGTCCGAGGCCCAGATCGTCACCGTGAACAGCTCGTTCAACGTCCCCAGCGAACGCGCCTGCGCGCGGCCCGGGTAGCGCGCGGCCGTCACCTCACCGGCGGACCCGTCCTGGTCGTCCCCAGGAGTGAACAGGACGCGCGGGTCCCCCTCTCCGCGCTGGGCCCTCTGGCGCCAGCCAAACAGCACGGGCACCACCAAGCCATCATCGGCGAACCGAGCCTTGACCGCCCGGTACAGCCAGGGAAGCGCGAGCTGGTCAGCCATTCTTGGCCTCGAGGAACTGCCGGTCCAGCGCGGCCTTGATGGCTCGCGCGTAGGCCGCGGGGACGCCGGACGCCGGAAGGATCTGGCGCTGGATGCCGCCGCGCGCCGTACCATTGTTGTGCCGCGCCACGTGTTGGGTCAGCCGCGCGAACACCGTAGCGCCCACGTTCACCACGCGCAGATTCTTGGCCGCGTCTTGCAACGCCTGGCCGCCCTCTTTGGTCTTGGGCCAGGGCTTGCCGTCCGGGTCCGTGCCGGCCGCCACCTGCTGGCGGATGGTGCGCGCCAGGCTCTTGGCCACTTCCGGGGCCGCATCGTCCACCAGGCTGCCGACGCGCGCCAGCGAGTCCAGCAGAGCGTCCATGGGGTCAGCCACGGAACGACCCCTCGCCATTGGAGTCCTCGTCCCTGCCGGCCTCGGCCTGGCGCGAGGTCCACACGTACGGGCTCGCCTCCGTGTAGGACCGGGGCGCGCCGCGCGAGGCCGCCACCTTTTGAAGGTCCGCGCGTAGAGGGAGCTCGAACAAGCCCTGGTCCCCGTCCGCGGCCTCCTTGATCTCGTCGCGCGCGCGCTGCGCGGAGTCGATCGTGGTCTGCATGTCCGCCGTGGTCGGGTCAAACCCGCGCCTGGTCCAGCAATCCATGGTGACCAGGTCCGACACCCAACCTCGGACAATCTCCGGGAAGGGCGCGGCGAAAGGCACCGCGTAGCGCTTGGACAGCCGCGCGTTTAGCCACGCGCTCCAGTACGCCACCCGGGCCAGCACCCAACCCTCCCGCGAGCGCTCGAGCGCGTCCACGTAGTCCCCGGGCATGGTGGTCAGGCCCTTGAATTCGTCCAGGGTGGTCAGGTACACGCGCGCAACCCTCCAAACACAAACGCCCAGAGCTGGGTTCCCCCGGCCCCGGGCGTTCCGGCACCCGCCGGCTTTGGGTTAGGCCTTGAACAGGAGGAACGGGTGGCCGGGACCGATCACGTTGCGGCCCTCGGGGAACCACTCGAACTCACGCTTGCGCGCCAGCTCCGCGTCCGACATGGGGCCGTGGTAGCTGATGTGGAAGGGCTCACGGTTCACGAAGGTGAACGCGCCCTGGGTCACGCCCATGGCCTCGCAGCCGATGTAGTAGGCCGTGTCCGAGCCGCCGTAGGCCGCGCCGAACTCCTCGCACACCACGACCTCGAGGCCGAAGCTGTCCACGATCATGGAGACGTCCGCGGAGCCGCCGCCCGAGGCCGCGGCCTGGGCGATGAACTTCGCGCCCGTCACCTGGAGCGCGCGCGAGCGAAGCTTGACCGGCACGAACAGGAACCGCGGCTTGAGGCGGCGCGGGTTCTTGCCGTTGGGTTGCTTGATGTTCTGGATGTAGGCCAGAGCGTTCGACAGGTTCGCGATCGCGACGTCCAGCGTCACGCTGGTGTCGATCGGGCATGCGCCCGGGTTGTTCGCGTCCGCGGCGCCCGTGAACAGGTTCGCGAAACGGCCCTGGGCCGCGTCCGTGGGGTCGAGCGGATGGCCCGTCGTGCCGCCCGCGTTCGCGTGGAAGAACGCAACGCCGTCGTAGGCGGTCGGGTTCGCGAGCACGGCCTTGGCCAGCTCCTGCTGGGGGAAGTACGCGCCCAGAACGCCCATGGTCTTGGACCACTCCGTGGCCGCGTTCACGCCGTTCCCGTCCAGGTCCTCGAACTGGGACTTGAGCAGGCGCAGGCCCGAGCCGGTCACGAACTGGTTCTCGTACTCGGTCATCTTGGTGGCCAGGTCGTGGAACTGGGCCGTGCCCTCCGTGCCGTAGCCCAGGAAGCCCGTGCCGATCAGCCAGGAGATGATCTCCTTGCGGCTCTGGCTGGGGAGCTCCTTGCACATCTTGGAGAACCAGAGATTGCCGATCAGGCTGGTGTAGGTGTTCTCGGTCACCACCTGCATTCGGTTCTCGAGGCTGGTCAGAAAGTTCTGGGTCAGGACTGCCATGGGAAACTCCTAGGGGACGCTTGGAAAGGTGGTGCTGGGGCCGGGCGACTAGCTCGCGGCTCCGCCGTTCAGGAACATCTGGACCCAGCACAGACCGTCTGCGCTGTCCACGCCCCAGAGGCGACCCGCCACGGACGAACCCGTGGAGGTCGTGGACACCTCGGGCGTGGTGCGAAGGTAGACCACCTTGCCCGCGTCCGCGTCCGTGGGCGTGCCCGTCGCGGACGCGGTCAGCTTCTGGACCGTGACCTCCGCGAACAGCTGGACTTCCATCACCTTGACGCCGTCACCGGTGAACGAGTCCGTGAAGTAGCCGATCGGGACCAGCGTGGTCGCCACGCCGGCGGGGACCAGAGCACCGTCCGCGGTGTCGAGGCACGCGATTTGGCCCTTCTCCGCGACGGCGGCCGACTTCAGGACGCGTCGAAAGCGGCTCCAGCATGCAACGATCTTCTTACGTTCGGCCATGTTACGGGCTCCCTTTTTTAGTGAAATCTCTTGGTGCTGGGCCGGTTGGCCCCGGGGGTTACTTGGCCGCCTGGGCCGTCTGTGGCACGGCCACCGGGGCACCGAGCACCAACTTGGTCGCGGTCCGCTGAACGCCGCGCGACTCCATGGCCACCAGGCCCATTTGGATGTCGAGCTGGGCTCCGATGTCCGCATCGGCCGGGGTCTGTGCGGGCGCCGCGGCGCTGACCGGCTGGGTCGCGGGCACGGTCGTGGCCGTGGCGGCCGGCTTGGCCCGCCTGGGCTTGGGGATGCCGGCCAAGATCTCGCGCACCTCTGCGGCGGGCTTACCGGACAAGGTCCGGCGTAGCTCGGGGCTGATGTCCGGGCGACCGTCCAGCAGCGCGCGGCGCTTCTCCCCGTCCAGCTGGGACGCGAGCTGGCGCTGTCCCTTGGCCAGGGACTCGACCTGACGGGCAAGCCCGCGCGCGGTCGTGCCGCTCACTCGGCCGGCGCGCGCACCGCGCGCATCCTTGCCCTTCTTCGGGGGCGGGGCGTCCTCGTCCTCGTCGTCCGACTCCGCGGCCGCCTCGTCCTCGTCCTCGTCGTCCGACTCCGCGGCCGCCTCGTCCTCGTCCTCGTCGTCCGACTCCGCGGATTCCTCGTCCTCGTCCGACTCCGCGGCCGGCGCGCTCTCCGCGCTCAGGGCCAGGAGCTCCTTGCGCGCCGCGGCAGCGTCCGGGCCTCCGGCCTTGATGGTGGCGCGCAGCGAAGCGATCATTTCGGCAAGAGTCATGGGCTTTTCCTCGTGTGGGGCCAACGTGGCCAGGAGTTCCTCGAAAGTCTCGACCCGATCAGCCAGGCCCGCGTCTACCGCACGGCGCCCCAGGAAGGTTCCCGCCTCGAGGCCGGCGACAATATCGATCGAGGTATCCCGCGAATCGGAGACCAGCGCAAAAAACTGATCGGCCAAATCCTGGACGGCCTCGCGCTCTTTCTCGCGCTCGTCCTCCGTGACCTTGGTCTGAGGGTTGCCGTAGGCCTTCCGGTACCCGGACATGGTGAACTCGAAACGGACGCCGGACTTGCGCGCCGCCTCGGTTGCGTCCACTCGAGCGGAGATCACGCCCACGGACCCGGCCTGGCCGCTCGGGGGAACCACGATCTCGTCCGCCACGCACGCCCACGCGTAGCCCGCGCTCAGGGCCTTGTCCACGAACGCGATCGAGCGCTTGCCGGACTCCTTGAGCACTGCCCGCGCAACGGCCACGGCCTCGAAGCAACCGGCCGCCTCCCCGCCGGGGGAGTCGATGCGCAAAACGACTGTCTTGGCCGGGCTGGCCGCGGCCGCGGCGATGCGCGCGCCGATCGCCTCGTAGCAGTCCCAGCAGCTCCAGGTCCGGGTGAGCGGGCCTTGGATGTAGACCACCGCAACGTCCGCGGCCGCCTCGCCCTCCCCGGCTTCGGGGACGTCGAATTCCTCGAACATGGCCGACGGGGCGATCGCGAGAAAGCCAGACCGACCGAACAGCGCGCGTGTGTGCTGGACCGTCATGCGGCCACCTTGAGCTTGGGTTTGGACTTGGCCGGAGTTTGGTCGCGCTGGCCGTCCCCATCAAAGTCCTCGAGGACGGGCACGCCGAACTTGCGGCACAGGGCAGGAATGTCCAGCTCGTTCCCGCTGCGCTCGAGCGCGTCCGCCATCTGGCCGATCGCCTGCGCGAGCGTGCTGATCGTGGTGGCCTCCGCCTGGAGATCGCGCGGCGGGCGCACGTCCCATTCCATGGCCGGGGACCGCTCGATCGCGTCCTCGCCGTAGCGCGCGGCCACGAACACCGGGATCCCCTGCGTGTTCACGGTGTACGCCAGGGCATCGGCCGTGGACTTGATGAGGTCCGCCCGGATCGACTTGTGCACGTCCGCGTTCGCGAACCCGGCGCCGCCGTCCGTGGTCACGGTCTGGCCCGCGATCGCGATGATGAACTCCCCGTTGCAGTCCTTGATCGTCTGGACGAACGAGTCCGCGCCGCGGCCGTTGCTCTCCAACAGCTTGACGTCGTATCCGGGCTTGAGCCCGAACACGGTGTTGACCCCCCAGGCCATGACCTGCCGGAACCAGCCGTCCGATTCCTCGTCCGCGGCGCCGGCGGCGGCAAACGCAACGCGCGCCGGGTTGGCCAGCTTGGCCTCCCAGTTATCCTTGTGGAGATTGGCGTGCTCCTTGCGTATGTACGCCTTTCCGAGCGCGCGCCAGAGCCCGTTTTGCCAGGGCGCGTTCCTGCCGCCGGGCGTGTGGAGGACCCACCGGCCGTCCCCGGGCACGATCAGAATCTCACCGATCAGCGAGGCGTAATACCACCGGTTTTCGTTCCAGCGGTAGCGCAGGCCCGACGGGTCTAGGCGCACGAACACGGGGAAGTCCCGTCCCTCGACCTCCTGGAACTCCCCAACGCCCACGCCCAAGGTCAGGCCATCGCCGGCCAGTAGCGCGAGCTCCTGGGGAGGGAACATGTCGTCGAACCGACTGCGGCCGTACTCCTTGCCCTCGAGGTCGGCCACCATTTCACCGTCGCCCGCGAAGCGCTTGGCCAGACGAACGAGCCCGTCAGTGCGCGTGGACAGCACACCGGATAGGGTGCCGTCCTTGCGCGCGGCGCGCATGAGTTGGGCCGCAAGGGCCAGGTTGCCACAGTCCGCGGCCAGCTCCGCGTGCTCCACGTCTTCCGGATACCAGCGCGTGCGCGTGACCGGGGGCGCGGACAACTGCCCGCCGTACAGCGCGCGGAACCGGCGCACCTCCGCATCCGACAAGCTCCAGGACGTGGCCGGGGTGTTGGCCGTGTAGGTGGACACGCCCAGCAGAGCAGACACCTTAGAACGGATGCTCACGTGCCCACCCTGCCCGCGCGGCGCGGCTCGGGCAAGTTTGGGGAGAGGGCACGGGTTTCCCCTGGGGGCGCGCCCGTGCCAGACGCGGGTCGAACCTGCCGACCTCGAGGGCTAGGCCCGGCGCGGACCCTAACCTGGCCGGCGGGCCGGGTCAATACCGGAACGAGCTGGCCCCATCGTAGGGGTCGATCCTGCCGTCGACCACGGCCGCGCTCGGGACCGCTGCGCCGGCCGCCACACCAGCCTGGGCGCCCTCGCGGAGCCAGGAAGGCTCCCACAGGGCCAGGGCCAGCGCGTCGTAGCGGTCCGGGCTGCGCCCCAGTAGCCCCTTGATCTTGTCCTTGGGGATCAGCTTGTAGCGCCCATTTTGCGCGGCCACGTACCACTCTAGGACGTGCATTTCCTGGGCGCGCTTGATGTCCGGCATGAATGCGCCGCCGTCCTTGATCCACCCTTCAACCGAGGCGCACAGGCAATCGCGCATGCGGTCATACACGCGCGGCTCGCGCACGGCGCGGTCGGACGCACGGACGCCCACCAGCCGGTAGTCCCCCGGGTGGTTATCCGCGTGCGCGGCCAAGAGCCCGTAGACCTGGGAGCCCACCTTGCCCTCCCGGTCCACGACCACCAAGGGGGCCTCCCCGTCCCGCCTGTGGTCGGACAGCATCTTGAGCACCTGGACCAGGTGCCCCTCCTCGGTCAGCCCGCGCGCCTCGAACTTGTCCAGCTCGCGCAGGCCGCGACGCAAGCTGAACGCGGACTCGTCCCCGGACCCGCTCGGGCCCGCGGGGTCGATCCCCAGCTGCAAGTGGCCGTCCGCGTCGTCGTCCGAACCATCTTTCCAGAATTCCTCGGCCTGCCCGATCGCGTGCAGGCCGAAAATGCGGCCTTCCTCCTTGGTCGCGTGACGCCCCAAGATGCGCACTGCGAAGGCCGCAGAGTCCGGCCCCCAGTCCTTGCGCATCTCCTCGACCCACTCGAGCTCCGCCATGCCGGGCACGCGTAGGCCGCGCTCCGCCAGGTAGCGCGCAACAAACTCGGACGAGATCGTGAAGCCCTTCCACAGGTCCGCCTTGGTGTGGAATGCGTCGTAGAACACGCCCAGGTTACGGGTCGGGTTCGAGAACATGGCCACGCGCGCGCCGCCCGCCCGGTTGCCCTCGATCGCCTGGAAAATCTCGTCCGGGATACCGGAGGCCTCGTCCGGCAGGTACAGCAAATTCCCGCCGGACACGCCCGCGATAGCCTCTGGTTCCTTGGCCGTGTAGCCCGTGATCTCCCGGAAGTCCTTGGCCTTCAAGCCCGTTCGCGCGAGCTCCCCTAGCGAGCCCTCAATCAGGGCGCTGTGAGGGCAGGGCTTGGGGCCCTTGTATTTCGAGGCCTTGCACTCCAGGCACACCCCGGAGCCGGCGTGCACCTTACGGATTTCACGCCACAGGATCGCGTTCACCTGCCGGTCTGTGGTCGAGGTAAGCACCACGCGGGCGTCCTCGAAAGAGCAGTAAAACCACAAGGCGAGCATGGCCGCGGTCCGCGACTTGCCGATCTTATGGCCCGATCTTACCGCCACGCGTTTGTGGTCGCGCACGGCCTCCATGATCTCGACCTGCCAAGGGAAAGGCTCGATCCCCAGGATCTCGCGGCAGAACGCCGCCGGGTCTGCCTGGTAGCGCGGGCAGGGGAATACGACCGAATGCACGGACGCAAGGCGCGCGCGGGCGTGCGCCAGGAGGTCGCCGCGCAGGGTCTTGAGGACCTTTTTGGGCCTACCCTTCGGAGCCATCGACGTCCATGGCGCGGACCACGGCCTCCAGGGCGTCCGGGTGGTCGGCCAGGGCGTCCAGGATGCGGTCCCGCAGGCTGGCCCAAGCCGGGTGGTTAGCGATCACGTCCTGCCGTACCGCCGCCGAATCCTGTAGGGCCTGTTGCATCTTGAGCGCGTTCATGAGCTGGTCTGCCCAGGCCTTCATTTCGCCGGGGGTCAGGTTCTGTGTGGCCATCGCGGTCCTGGCCCTGTTGGCCAGCGCAAGCACGCCTGCAAGGGGGTCGCTGGGGTCCGTGGTCTCGAGGGGAGGTACCTGGGTTGGGGCCACCACGCGGCGCGGCTGGCCGGGGCCGGGGGCTTTGGCCTGGGCGGCGAGGGCTTCCCCCGGGCGCAAGGGGACCTCCTTGGCTGGGCGCGCGGCAGGGCGCGCCGGCGCCGGCAGGTCGGGCGGAGACTTCCAGGCGCCGGCCGGAATGCCCAGGAGGGACTCCATTTCGCGCGCGGCGTCCGGGCCGGGCGTGCGCCGCCCGCTGGACCAGTGGCTGACCAGGCCCGCGGTCACGCCCAGCTCCCGGGCCAGCTCGGAGCCGCGCCGCCCCAGCTGCAAAAGCTGCCTTTGACCTTCATTGACTATGTCGCGGACTGTTGACAAGGCCCTATACCTTTGACGTATCAAGAAAGCACCGGAACACACGCACGGG